GAATCGCAAGATCACGAGCACAGCCGTGACGATCGCACGAACGCTGGAGGATGAGATCAAGTTCAAGAAGATCAAGGATGATCACCCTGCACTGTGGCAGCATATCAATCGCGTACTCGACAAGTACAAGAGTGACAAGACGAAGTCCAAGTTCATCAACAGGACGATCAAGTACCACGAGCTTGTCATACCCCAGTGGAATCGCAAGGACGCGACGGCGGTCGGGTTGACGTGCATCGAGTTGATGCGACAGGCCACGGGGATCATCGACGTGCAGACTCGCACGGATGCGAAGGGTAAGTCGTACACGATGATTCGTCCGACCGAGTCCTTGTTGAAGTGGCTGAAGGATTCGCACGAGTATCGCGAGTACATGTCACCCGTCTGGTTGCCAATGGTCGAGCGGCCCGTGGACTGGACAAACCCGTACCTCGGCGGCTATCAGGGGACGTGCTTCGGTCGCCGTGCGCTGGTCAAGACGATGGACAAGAGCTATCTGGAGGACATCTCGCACTGCAACATGCAGCCAGTGTACAGCGCCGTGAATGCGTTGCAGCGCACCGGATACAGGATCAATAGTCGGGTCGCCGCTGTCTTCAAGGGATGCTGGGACGACAACCTCGCAATCGGTGGAGTCCCGTCACTGGAGAACGACCCGATCCCGAACAAGCCGGAGGACATCTCGACGAATGCGGAGTCGCGACGTGCGTGGAGGAAGGCTGCGGCGCGGCAACACTTCGAGAACGAGCGCAAGAAGTCGAAGCGTCTGCAAGTGATGAAGGTCTTGAACCTCGTGGACAAGTTCAAGCACAGCACCCTGTACTACCCGTTCTCAATGTGCTTCCGAGGGCGGGGTTACCCCGTGCCATACTTCCTTCAACCGCAGGGGCCGAGCTGGGTCAAAGCGATGTTGAAGTTCTCACGGGGCAAACCAATAACGGACAGGGGTTTGTTCTGGCTGTATGTCAAAGCAGCGAACGCATACGGCCACGACAAGCTGTCGTTCGACGCACGCTCTGACTGGACCGAGTCTAACCTGAGTTGGATCAGAGCGGTCGGCGGCGACCCCGAGCGGAACATGGAGTGGGTCAAGGCGGACGAGCCGTGGGAGTTTCTCTCTGCCTGTATCGAGATTCACGACTTACACGCGACTGGGTCCTCGTTCGTCACGACGTTGCCTGTAGGCGTCGATGCGACGACGCAAGGGCTCCAGATACTGGCGTTGATGTTGCGAGATCCGGTCGCAGCAGTCGCAACGAACGTGATCTCTGGTGACAAGCCGAACGATCCGTACGAGTCCGTTGCTGACTTGGTGATCCAGAAGCTCCAGCAAGACCTCAGCAGTCCGTACGCCCAGAAGTGGATTGACTTCGGCATCAATCGCAAGACGACGAAGCGACAGACCATGACTCTCGTGTACGGGTCCGTGTTTTACAGTTGTCGCAGCTACACGGCTGAGTGGTTCTATGATCAGCTCAAGGATCCGACCAAGGTCAACCCGTTTGGCGACGAGACATACGCGCCGTGCAACTACCTTGCCGGTAAGATATGGGAGTCCATCGGTGAAGTAGTCTCATCAGCACGGATCGTGATGGACTGGCTGCGCTCTGTCGCCGCCGTATTCAGTGACAATCAGATCACCCCGAGATGGGTGACGCCTCTCGGCTTTCCTGTCAAGATGCACTATGAGAACATGCAGGCTCACTCGATCAAGACGGTGGTCGGGGGGACGATCCGGCAGCACCGCATCAACGTGCCGAGTGGCAACCAGTCGAAGCGAAAGACGGTCAACGGGATCTGCGCCAACCTCGTGCATTCGTACGACGGTCTCGGTGGTCTTCTCGGGTTGACGGTCAACAAGTGTCTCGATGAGGGCGTCCATTCGTTCATGACTGTTCACGACAACATCTCTTCGACAGCATCCGACATGGACACGATCAACAAGTGCGTCCGTGAGGCGACTGTTGATATCTTCAGTGAGAACGTTCTTCAGACACTACACAACCAGTTCAGCGTCCTACTGCCGGGGCACATTGACTTGCCACAAGCACCAGCCGTAGGTACACTTGATGTTTCACGTGTTTTAGAATCGAAGTACTACTTCAGTTAGGAGACGACATGCGTAAAAAGCACACCAGATTCACGAGCCCGCCCGGCATCGCCAAGTGGCCGCACCTGAATCGGCCAGACAAGAAGTTCCACAAGGAGGACGGGGTGTATCACACCCAGCTCATCCTGTCTCACAGCGACTCGCAGGAGATGAAGTCTGTGATCGACAAGGTCATCAGCACCAATGTCGAGGACCTCAAGCAGCGTGGTCAGTATCGCAACATCGATCAGCCCCCGCCGTACTACAACGAGGTCGATGACGAAGGCAACGAGACGGGCAACCTGTGCTTCAAGATGAAGCTCAAGGCTGTCGGCGTCAACGGTGACGACCGCTGGGAGCAGCGACCGAAGATCGTTGATGCGAGTACCCATCCGTGGCCTGCGGACGGCGACGACATTGGCCGGGGCAGTCGTATTCGCTGCGGATTTGAAATCGTTCCGTATTGCTCTCCGCAAGGCGCGGGCGTCACACTGCGTCTCAAGACCGTCCAAGTTATTGATCTCAAGGATCGAGATGGTGACGCGGCGAGCGAGTGGGGTTTCGACGAGGTCGAAGGATACACGGTTGGCAAGGAAGAAACCAAGGTCACGACAGACTTCGACGAGACCGACTTCTGACCTTTCTGTGAAGGCGTATCGGGGGTCGAGCAGGTGGGAGATCTTCCTGCCTCTCACCCCCGTGCCCGCCTCGCGTCCAAGGTTCACAAGGACTGGTCGAGTCTACTTCGGCAAACGCTACACAGCCTTCAGAAAGGATGCGGCTTTGTTGTTCGAGAATGCTAAACTACCACGATCCTTCCCGCTGGAGGGTAGCCTTGCGGTATCCGCCGTGTTTCACGTAGTGAAGCCGCGAACCTCCAAGAGGCAGACGCCACTCGGCGACGTGGACAACTACTTCAAGACACTGGATGTCCTGAATGGTGTAGTGTGGGACGACGACGACCAGCTCGTGTGGGCCTCGATGAGTAAGAGGTTTTCCGATACCCCCGGTATCAGTTTGGAGGTCATGAGAGTTGAGCGAGTTCCTGAGGCACGAACCCTGCCCGCGCTGTGGGTCAAGGGATAATCTAGCGAGGTACACAGACAACCACGCATATTGTTTTGGCTGTAATTACTATGAACACGGGGACGGCACCCCCGTCACACAGAAAGAGACTCATAGAATGACTGGACTTATCGAGTACGACATCACTGCCCTCAACCGCCGGGGGATTGATGAGGAGACATGCAAGAAGTTTGACTACGGCGTCGGCGCGTACGAGAACCGCCCATGTCAGGTCGCGAACTACAGGGACGCGGCAGGCAACGTCGTTGCCCAGAAGCTGCGCTTTGGTGACAAGACGTTCAAGTGGCTGGGTGACCCCAAGAAGATTTCGCTGTTCGGAGCCCACCTCTGGCGCGAGTCAGGGAAGATGGTCACGATCACCGAGGGTGAGTGCGATGCTCTCGCCGTATCTCAGGTCTTCAACCTGACGTGGCCTGTCGTTTCCATACCCAACGGCGTCAAGTCGGCTGCCAAGGTAGTGGCTCAGAATATCGAGTGGCTAGAGTCGTTCGAGTCTGTCGTCCTGTGTTTCGATCAGGATGAACAGGGCAGGCAGGCAGCTATCGAAGCCGCCCAGCAGCTTTCACCGGGCAAAGCGAAGATCGTCACGTCGATGCCCCACAAGGACGCTTGTGACTGTCTGGCCGAAGGTAAGTACAAGGAGCTTGTCGATGCCGTATACAGCGCCAAGTCTTTTCGGCCTGACGGCGTCGTCCCGGGCGAGGAGCTTTGGAATGTCATCAACGAGAGCGACGAGAAGCCGTCCATCCCCTACCCGTGGCCTTCGCTGAACACCAAGCTCTTCGGTATGCGCGGCGGCGAACTCGTAACCCTAACGGCGGGCACGGGCATCGGAAAGTCGAGCGTGGCTCGCGAGCTTGCGTACTACCTGATCGACATGGGCCAGAAGGTGGGGTACATCGCTCTGGAGGAGTCGGTCAAGAAGACGAGTGAGTACATCATGGGTCTCCGGATGAACGTCCCGCCGCATCTCTGGCTCGACCGCGAGGTCACCACGGACCAGAAGCGTGAGGCGTTCGAGGCGACGGTCGGGTCAGGCAAGATGGTCCTGTACGATCACTGGGGTTCTATCGATCCCGCCAATCTGCTGAACAGGGTGCGGTACATGGCTCGTGTTC